ATCAAGATACGGTGTTATATGACATTGCAGATGACCTACATTGGAAAGCAAATAAGAATTATACCCTTACTCATAGTGCTGAAAGGGTTAAAATATATAGTAAAGAAAAGTTCAAATTTAAGATACACGAAGTTAAATTATTATAAATAGGTATATGGAAGATATTAAAAAGACATTTCCTGCAACTTTGGCAGAAGTACCTGTAAGGCTATTAAAATTAGTCTCAGGGGAGTCTATTATTGCATATGTACATGACAATGATACAGACCAGCTTTCATTGGAAGAACCGATGCGCCTCTCAGTAGAAGATGACCAACAGTTAGTATTTACTCCATTCCTACCTTTTAGTGAATCTCAAGTACATCACATTGATATCGATAATGTTATGTTTGAATCAGAAGTAAGTACGGATATTAAAGCTTATTATATGAAGATATTATTAGACCAAATAGAAGGAATAGAAACACCATCTAGACCACCTGCTATAGCTACTCTTAAAGGTAATTCTTCAGTCCATTAATCTCTATATCCAGCCTCCCCGGCAGTACTATCTTATTATATCATAGTTTATGGCAAAAGTAAACAGCTAGCGGAAAATAAATATGAAACATTATTCAACTCTTTATGCTAGTAGAAAACTTAATGTTTGGTTAGATATTTCAACATATTGTAATGCAGCATGTCCACAATGTCATAGAACAAATGCTAACGGTTTAAGTAAAGTTAATTGGTTACCACTTATACAATGGTCTTTAAAGGAATTTAAAAAAGCATTCCCTGAAGAAACTATGAAGCATATTAAGGATTTCCAATTCTGTGGAACTTGGGGAGACCCTATTATGAATAAAGATGTACTTGAAATTTGTGAATATATTATTAATAATTCAAAATGTTGGGTATTTATTAATACTAATGGAAGTTTTAGAGATGAGTTTTGGTGGAATCATTTAGGTTATATAATAAAAGGTAGAGGAAGAGTAGTATTTGATATAGATGGAACAACTCAAGAAATGCATTCGCATTATAGACAAAAAACAGATTTAAATAAAATTTTAAAGAATATGAAAGCTTATTCTCTATATGGAAAAGTAGGTATATTCACTGTAGTTTATAAACATAATGAAAATCATTTAAATGAAATAAATGAAATGGCAAAAGCTGCAGCTCCAATTTTAGAACATTTATGTGTTCCTTCAGATAGAGCTCATCATATAGAAAAATTTAAATTTATAAAAAATGGACAAACCAATTATTTAGAACACAGTCTTAAGTATGGAAAAAGTAAACAAGGAACATCATTTAAATTATGAAAACACATTGCAAATGGATAGAAGATGATGAGCAAATGTTAGTAAACCCTGATGGACAGGTTTTACCATGTTGTTATCTTTCAAATTATTTTACTGTGGATAAAAGACCTCCAATACCAGTAGAAATGATTAAAGATGGTAAAGTTAAAAAAGAATATGTATGGGACACTTTTCATAAGATAGAAGACCAATTATACCATATAGATTTTGTTAATTTAGAAGTTAGTCGTGAATATCTTTTTCAAGAATACGAAAAAAGAAAAGATAAGCTTAATATATTCACTAATGATTTAAAAGATATTTTAAATGATGAATGGTTTACTAAAATTTTACCAGAATCATGGGAAAGTGAAAATACAATAGCGGGACCATGTAAAGAAATATGTACTAGCTGTTTACATTCCCCTTAAACTATGATATAATAGCTATATTATTCGTACAAATATAGGAAATATAATGCCTGAAAAAATTAAACCTAGAGATAAACCCCATTACGTAAATAATCGTGAATTTAGTTATGCAGTAGTCGATTATGTAACTGAAGCTAATAAAGCTAAAGCTAATGGTGATTCGAATCCAGTAATACCTGATTATATTGCAATATGCTTTATGAAAATATGTGAAGGCCTATCCCATAAACCAAACTTTGTACGATATACTTATCGTGATGAAATGGTAATGGATGGTGTTGAAAATTGTTTAAAAGCTATATACAATTATAATATCGACACGGCTACCCGTACGGGCAAGCCTAATGCGTTCTCATATTTTACTCAAATTGCTTACTTTGCTTTTATACGAAGAATTGTAAAAGAAAAGAAACAAACAGATATTAAATTTAAATTTATGGAGCAAGCAAACATTGAAGATTTTGTAGCTTCTATTGATGTAAATAGTCCTATTGACCAATCATTCCTCGACACCCTACGCGAAAAGATTGGTAAGATTAGAGAGACTGATAAAGCAATTAAAGACTTTAAAAAGGAAGAGAAGGAAAAGAAGAAAAAAGGATTAGAATTATTCATGGAGGTTCAACCATCAAATTAAATAATTTATTATTAATTGGTTATGGTATTGTTGGTAAAGCAGTATATAAAGGTTTAGGCAAAAAGAATTTTGTAGATATACATGACCCTGATGAAGGTTGGGAAAATGATAAATCATACGATGAATTTGATGGTATTATATTATGTTTACCTACACCTGCGGGCCCAATGGGTGAATGTGATGATTTTTTAGTTGAACAATATATAAGAACTATTCGTATAGATGCACCTAAAATACCCATCTTAATTAAGTCAACCACATCAATTGAGCTAATTGAATTATTAGAAGATGATGAATACTTGACATATAATCCAGAATTCTTAACAGAAACTGATTCAATAGAAGATTTTAAAGACCAATCATTTGCTATGTTTGGTGGAAAGAATGCAAGGTATTGGTTTAACATATATATTAATTCTGATATAAAAATGAGGAAAATAAGATTTACTTCTATGAAAAATGCAGCCTTTGCTAAATATTCTATTAATAGTTTTCTTGCAATGAAGGTAATATTTTTTAATGAATTAAAATCATTATATAATAAATCTAATATAAGATTAGAACATCAAGATTTTGATGCACTTACAGAATTAATAAGTTTAGATGAACGTATTGGTGATAGTCATATGATGGTCCCTGGTCCTGATATGACATATGGGTTTGGTGGTATGTGTTTCCCTAAAGATACTGCAGCTTTTACAATGTCAGCTAAAAATCATAAGTCACCATTAGAGTTACTAGAAAAAGTAATTGAAATTAATAATAAAATTAGGAGAAGTCCATAATGAAGGTAGGATTTACATGTTCACCATTTGATTTATTACACGCCGGCCATATAGAAATGTTACGTGAGTGTAAGAAGCATTGTGATTATTTAATATGTGGTATTAATACTGCACCAGTTAAAAAAGGTAAGTTACCAGTTCAAAGTCTTATGGAAAGACATGTACAATTATCAGGTGTAAAATATGTTGATGAGATTATACCATATGAAAATGAAGAAGATTTAATTAATTTACTTAAACTTAAAATGCCTGATATAAGATTTGTTGGTTCAGATTATCACGATAAAAGATTTACAGGTGATGATTTAGAAATACAAACGTTTTACAATAATCGTCATCATCCATTCTCTTCAAGGGAACTTAAAAATAGAGTTATTCATTGGTCATTTGAAGGTAAAAAATGAGATTTAAAAATTTCTCTTGGTCATTTCCAAGTGCAGTAGACCCTCATATATGTGACCATATAATTGAAATGGGTTTATCCAAAGAAAAACGTAAAGGGATGACCAGAGATGGAAAAATACATAGAGAATCAGATGTTGTATGGTTATATGATTCATGGATTATAGAATTAATACAACCATTTGTTTATGAAGCTAATAAAAAAGCAGGTTGGAATTTAGATTGGGAACCAGTTAAACAAGTTCAATTCACTGAATATAATAAAGGTGGTTATTATGATTGGCATAGAGATTCACTTGATGAACCATTTAAAGATGGTAAGATAAGAAAGCTAAGTGTTACTATAAATCTAAATGATGATTATGAAGGTGGTGATATGTACTTTGATAATGAAATAGAATATGGTAAAACAAATGCCATAGCAAATAAAGTAGGAAGACCGAAAGGTTCTATTAATGTATTCCCATCTCATATATGGCATAAAGTAGATAAAGTGACAAAAGGTACAAGATATAGTTTAGTGGTTTGGTTTAAAGGAGACCCAGTTAAATGAAGATAGCATTATTAAATGATACTCATGTAGGTGTCAGGAATTCTTCTGAAGTATTCATAAATTTTCAAAGAAGATTTTATGAAGAAATATTTTTTCCTTACTGTAAAAATAATAAAATAAAACAGATTATCCATTTAGGTGATTATTATGACCATCGTAAGTTTGTAAACTTTAAAGCATTAAGAGAAAACAGAAGACATTTTCTTGAGCCTATGACACAAATGGGTATGAAGATGGATATAATTCCAGGGAATCATGATGTATTTCATAAGAACACAAACGATCTTTGTTCTTTAAAAGAACTATTAGGTTATTATACAAAAAATATTAATATTATAATGAAACCTTCCACAATAAATTATGATGGATTGGATATACATTTAGTACCTTGGATTAATGCAACTAATTATGACCATTCAATGGAGTTTATTGCAAAGAATAAAGGTATAATGATGGCGCATTTAGAATTGCAAGGATTTGAAATGATGAGGGGTATTAAACAACCTATTGGTCATGGTATGGGTGTAGAACCATTTAAGCATTATGATTTATGTTTGTCTGGTCATTATCATGCAAGTTCACAACAAGGTAATATTAGATACTTAGGATGCCAAATGGAATTCACTTGGGCTGATGCTGGTGACCAAAAATATTTTCATATATTTGACACAGATACACAAGAAATAGAAAGAATTGCTAATCCATTAAAAATGTTTGAAAAAATTCAGTACGATGATACAAATTACGATTATAAAAATTATGATATAAATACATGTATAGATAAATTTGTTAAAGTAATTGTGGGTAATAAGTCGAACCCATTTATGTTTGACAAATTTATTGAACGAATATCAGAGCTAAAGACACATGATATAAAAATAGCTGAAAATTTCTCTGAATTCTTGGGTGAGAATGTACTGACTAATGTGGAAGATATAGAAAATACGACTGACTTAATGGCAAGTTATATAGATGGTGTAAATACTGATTTAAATAAAGATCAGCTAAAAACTTTAATGAATAGTTTATATAACGATGCCTTAGATATGGAGATACAATGAAAATGAAAAAAATTTCAAAAAGTAGATGGGGAATACTAGCACTTGTGGTAGTTGGTCTTATCGTTTTATTTAATGTAGCTGGTTGTTCGATGTTGAGCGATCAAATGAGCAAAGCAAGAGGATTAGTTGGTATAGGCGGCGATCCAATTGTTGTCGAAACACCAGCATGTGAAGGAGAAGCATGCGAGGATATAAGAGGCTAATATTAATATTAGTTTTACTCCCTTTATTGGTTTGGGCTGAACAAATCTGGACAGATTTCAGCCCTAAACCAGAGGTGGTAGAAATTGTAACTGATGAAACTCCAACAGTAGACCCTGATATAAAACCAATGGCTAATGTTGAAGAAGAATCAAAAAATGATTTAGATAAAGAAAAATACAGGCAATACTTTGAAGACAAATCTTTAGTATTAATGGTATTAGGTGGAATAGAATATTGGAAGATGAATTGTGGTGAATTATCTCCACAAGGTAATTATTTTATGAAACTTGCTATAAAGATGCATGATATAGACGAAGAGGAAATGCATATGGATATGGGTTTCCAAACAGGTTTATTCGCAGCACAATTATATAATAAATGTGATCATTTTCTAGAACAAGTCGATTCGATTGGTTTAAAGATGATGTTCATAAAAACTGAAAAGCAAACGGAGCTAATACAAATTGATAATATTTCAAACCCTGAAGTATAAAAACTTTCTTTCAACCGGCAACAATCCAATAACAATTCAACTAGATAAGAGTCCATCAACTCTTATTGTGGGTACTAATGGGTCTGGTAAATCTACAATACTTGATGCATTATCATTTGTTTTATTTGGTAAAGCACATAGAAATGTTAATAAGCCTGGATTAATAAATTCAGTTAATGGAAAACTTTGCGAAGTAACAGTAGAGTTTGAAACAGCTGGCCACCAATTTAAAGTGGTAAGAGGAATACATCCACAAACATTTGAAGTATGGCAAAATGGTAAGATGATAGACCAACAAACAAACGTAAGGGACTATCAAAAATTCTTAGAACAAAATATTTTAAAGTTAAATCATAAATCCTTTCACCAAATAGTAGTCTTAGGTTCATCTAGCTTTGTCCCTTTTATGCAATTAAAGGCTCATGATAGGCGTGATGTCATTGAAGACCTCCTAGATATTGGCGTATTCAGTAAGATGAAGGTTATATTGAGGGAAAGAAATTCAAAAGCAAGGGCATTAGCCAAAGAATCTAAAGCTAAAGTAGAAGCTCAAAATGATAAAATTGGTTATCAGAAAAAGCATTTGAACCAATTACAAGAAATAAATAATGAAGCAAAACAATCTTTTGATGAAGAAATTAAAGACTGTGAAGAAAAACTTGAAACATTTAAAAAAGAATTAGAAACATATCCATACGGACTTGAACAAAAATTAA